TCCTTCTTGCGCGGCGCCCACGCGGTGCCGTCCGGCGCCCGTCCTGCCGAGGCCGATGCACGCAGCTCCGCCTCGACGTTGCGCGCGGCGATCGGCGCGGCGAGCTCGGGCAGGCGCGCGAGGGCGCGGCAGGCCTGGATCATCCGATCGAGCGCGGCGAAGTCACCGGCGGCCATAGCGACGTCCTCCCATCAGCGACAGCGCCTCGATCTGCCGGTCGCGCCACGTGTACGCGTCCGGCTCGGAGTACCCGAACGGCCCCCCCAGGGAGACGCCGGACACGAGCGTGCCGTCCTCGCGCAGCAGGAGCTCGTAGCGTCCGGCCTCCGCGTCGGACGTCTCGGTGATGTCCTTGTCGGCCCAGTCACGCTGGCCGGCGATGTGGCCGTCTTGCTCGCTGCTCGGGTTGAAGCCGCGGCGAAGGTAGGCGTCGAAGGTGACGAACGCCGTCAGCCACGCATAGACGATCTCGGGCGGCCGGTTCTCGGACCTCGATCGCAGCGGCACGACGTACCGCTTAGCCAGCCGCGCATCGATGCGGGAGCTGTGCTCCTCGAGCTTCGCCGCGAGGAAGCCGGGATACCTCATCTCGAGGTCGTCTACGTCCTCCTCGGGCATGATGCTCCGAGTGCGGAACGCTGGGACGGTGAGATATGCCATGCTCCTGACCCGAAAACCCCGCCGGCAAAGCCGGTCGGGGTCGGGCGGCGCTACTCCTGGAGCGCCTTCAGCGACGACCGTTCAGGCGACGCCCTCAAACCGATAGAGGAGGAACGGATCGCCATAGGCCGCGACCGAGCGCCCCTCGTAGTGCCACTCGAATTGGTTGATCCTCATCAGCTCGACGTCGGTCGCCGTCGTGTACGAGCTGAGCACAAACGGCTCGCGCTCCTGGTAGATGAGCGCCCCCTTCATTGGGGACCTGCGCACGTTCGGTACCGCGAGGTACCAGACGTAAGGCTCGTCCGCGAGCTCGGGCACGACGATCGGGACGTCGAAGCCGTAGGCCGTCTTGTTCGCGATCATGTTCGTCGCGCTCGCGCCACCTCCGCTGTTCAGCGGGTCGGTGATCTGCTCCGCACCGGTGAGCTCGAAGGCGCGCAGCCGGAGGGTGGGCGGCACGATGAGCTGCGTCCCCTTGAGGTAGCGCGGCGTCTTGCCGTCGGGCTGCTTGATCCCCTCGATGTGCGCGTACGCGTCGGCGAGTGAAGTCGCCGAAAGGTTGTACGTGGCCGAGGATGTGAACAGGTTGCTGTACGTCCCAGCCCCGCTGTTGAACGGGTTGTAGGGGTGGTCGGTGGCGAAGTAGAACTTGCCGTCGTACCCCCTTCGGTTCTTGCCGTTCTTGATGAGATCGATGATGAGCCGCTGCGGGTGATACCCGCCGGCTTCCCCGACGTCCGACGCCCACTGCGCGGCGAGGTCGTACTCGTTGTCCATGAGTTGCCGCTTCGACAACTTCAGGCTCTCGCCCCAGTACTTGTTCTCGATCGAGAACTGCTGGGACACGAGGTCGGCGTAGTATTTCTGCGCGCCCTCCTTACCGAGGTCGTGGATGGCCGCCGTGGAGAGCTGCCACTCGTAGATCTCCTTCAGCGTGGAGCTCGGGCGGGTCGTGGCGATCCGTTGCCACCACAGGTTCTGCTGCACGAACTCCCACGCGCTCTGGATCTCGTGCTGGAGGTGCGACTCGAAGGAGTAAATGAACGACTGCGTGATCGCGCCCATGGTTCAGACCTCCACCCAGACGAACGCGCCCATGTCGCTCGTCGAGCTGGTGACGTCGAGGACCTTGCCCGGGAGCGCCGTTCGGCTCGTCGAGTCCTTCGTGACCGTCTGGTCGTCGAGGAGGTACGCCGTGCCACCGAGGTCCGCGATCGTGAAGTTGTTGGGCGCCGTCGAGTTGAGGAATCCCCTTACGAGGCGATCCCGCATGAAATCGACGGCGCCGGTGATGTCGCCGTCGGCTCCATCGGTGTTGTCGTACGTCTCCGGCGCGATCCCGAGCGGGGCCAGACCGGAGGCCGACGTCGCGGGCTCGAGGGTCCCGGCGTTCATCACGACGTATGCACCCTGGTTGATCTTGACGCCTGCGGACACCGGGATCCCCTCGACAACCCGGATGCTGCGCAGACGCTCGCCGATGGGCCCTGTCGTTGCGGCCATGGCTCAGTTCCCCTTCTGCGCGATGACCGTCGCGCCTTCGGGCACGTCGCCGACGTGCGAGGTGATGAGGCGCCCGAAGGCGTCTCGCGACACCGCCGCCTTCGCTACGCCGCGGCCGAACGCGCGAGCGAGGCCCTGCACCTGGTCGGGGGAGAGCCCCGCCCGAGCGCGCTCCGGCGTCATGCCGCGCGGGGACGCGGGTGCGCCGCCGGGGGTACCACCCTGGGTGGCCTGCCGGGCGGGACCACTCTGTCGCGCGACGGGAGTGACCTGCTCGACGAAGCACTCGAAGTCCTCGTCGCCGAGCTTCACAGCCATCGCCGTGATGTCGGCCGGCAGGCGGAGCTCACGGCAGCGCTCCTCCTTGCTCTTGCGCGGCGCCTCGACACGCGAGCGGACAAGCGCCGCAAGGGCCTGCACGGCGAGGCTCGGCACCTTGCGCTGGTAGGGCTTCTCGCCGCCGGCGAGGCCCTCGGGCGGAGCGCCCTCAGCCATCTGCTCGGCACCAGCGGCCTCGTCTCCCTGGGCGGCCGCGGCCACGTCCGCCGATTCCTCGCCGGCGCCGCCGGTGAACGTCTCCAGGACTGTGGCGATCATGGCCTTCATCGCCTCTACGTCGTCCATCTCCAGGAGCTTCTTGAGGAGCTCCGATAACTTCGGATCCATCGATCGAGTCCTCCCGCTCGAGCGGGTCCTGCCCGCGGCGAGCTTCCTCCACAGCACCCGGGGGATCGCCCGGGCGAGAATCTTTCCTCGTGCGCTGTCGCCCAGCTGGACGAGCAGCGGCGAGAGCGTCCATACCGCCTGTTCCTCTGCCGTGCGCGTCGCGCCCTCGTATCCGCCGAGCGGCGCGAGCAGGCAGTGCAGCAGCTCGTGGACGACGGTCTCTTCGACCTCCGCGAGCTCGGCGGCGTTCTTCGGCGTGCGGACGCGGATCGTGGCGCGGCGGTCGTCCGGGAAGCGGTCGCAGGCGCCCCAGACGGGACCAATGCCCTCGATCTCGAGGTCGTCGACGTAGAAGATGTCGATCTTCCAGTCGCGAAGCCGCAGCTTCTCCTGCCACCACCGAAGTCGGGCGACGAGGTCAGGCAGCACGGCGGCCCTCCCCGGAGCGCTCGGCCCACCGCGCGATCCGCTTCATCTGCTCGATCCGCCGCCGGAGCGAGGTGCCGACGTTGTCTGGGCGCGCGTCGCCGTCGAGGTCCCCGCGCACCGGGATCCCGAACTCCGCGAGGATCTCGCGGGTGTCGAGCGGGATCTCCTCCTCGTCTCCATCGAGCGCCGCGCGCATGTCGACGATCGCCTTCGCCGCAGCGCTTATGGTTTCGGCCGCTGCCTTGAGGTCCGCCGGCGGGCGCGTATCCCACGCAACACGCGTCGGCGGATTGAGGTACTGCGCGCCGAGGTACCGCCAGATCACCGGCTCGAGCCCCTGCGTGCTGATGGTGTCCGCGAGCGCGCGCCCATCCGCGTCGATGCGCTCCGCGAGCATCAGCTTGAACATGTCGCTATTCGAGAAACCGACGCCGCCGGTCTGCGTCACCAGCTGCCCGACGAGCTCGATCATGAACTCGTTGTTGCTGTGCTCGACAATCGCGTGGAAGACCTCGTGTCCGCGGCCGTTGCTCTCGAGGAGCTTGACGTCATATCCGGGCGTCAATCCGAAAACGGTGTTGGCCCCCCAAGCCATAACGCTCTCGAACCAGCTCTGCTTCTGCTCCTGGCTCGCGCCCTGCGGCGCGACGGCGACGCGCGCGGCGTTCGCCAGCTTCCCCGCGTAGTTCTCGCGGTAGTTGATCGCGCTCTCCTTGGAGATGTACGCGCGGCCCAGGCTCGGCCACGCGCCGTTCTTCCAAGGCTCGTTCACGCCGCCGGGGAGATGCAGCACCCAACGGCCGTTCCCAGGCTCGATGTCGAGCAGACCCGACGTGCTCTGATACTGCCATCGGTCCTCGTCCCAGCGGTAGCGGAGCCACTGCGGATCGAGCCGGCGGAACTGCGGCAGATCCCAGCCGTCGGCCTGGACGAATTCGCCCACGCCGACACCGCAGATCACCCCATCCTCGTTCAGCAGCCGGAGCTCCGCCGCCGGGAAGAGCCAGTCGAACACGCCCGGCGCGCCGTCGGCGCCCTCGAGCCATCTCGTCACCTCCGGGTGCCCGGCGAAGCGGCGAGGGAGGCGCACGAGGCCGCCGCAGCGGGTCGTGAGCAGACCGCGGACGACACCGTCCCGCGCGATAGCCGTTCGCAGCCGCCCGATCTCCTGGAGGTTGCCAGTATCCGCGAGCATCGAGGCGAACTCGAGATCGGCGTGATACCAGCGGACGATCGTGCGCGTGGGCTGCTGGATCGGCCGCTGCTTGCGGCGCTTCCGGCGCGGCGGCTCGGCGACGCTTGCCTCCTGCTGCGGCGCGGCCGGCGAGGGCGCGAGCAGCACCTGGGCGGCCTGGCGGAAGCGCGCGGCGAGGCTCACCGGCACCCCCTTCCTCGCCAGGCGTAGGGGTCGAGCCCGCCCCGGCCGCCTCGCCAGGCGTATGGGTCGAGCCCGCCCCGGCCGCGCGAGGCCTCGACGGCGATCACGGCGTCGCGAGCGGGCGCCGCGATCCGGGGCTCCCCGCGCGCGAGCGAGAGCGCCGCCGGCGTCTCCGGCTCGGTCGCTGCGCCTTCCTCCCAGGCGTCGAGGGGCCGCGCGTCCCAGACGGCGAGCTCGCACGCGTTCCGGCGGTCCGGGCTGCGCTTCAGGATCTCGCGCATCCGGTCGTTGCTGATCACCCGCTTGCGGCCGCCGCCGGCGTCGAAGGCTCGGGTGTGGCTGATCTCACCCTCGAGGTTCTTGTCCGTCGGGATGGCGCCGCCCTTCAGCAGCCACTCGGCGAAGACACAGGCAATCTCGTCGCGGAGCTGAAAGTACTCCCGCGGACGGCGTGGGCGCGCGGTGCCGTTCACGCCGACGATCTCGATTTCGTCCTCGTAAGCCTCCAGGGCCCGCCGGAGACGAGCGCCGGGCCCGTTGGCGTCGAACACGACAAGCGGCTTCGGCTCGTGCGGACGTCGGTGCGCGCGTGCGGCACTGACCACGTGCGCGGCGAGCGTGTCCTCGTTCATCATGCCCGGCAGCGCGGTGAGCTCGAGGATCTTCTGCCCGCGCCGCAGGGCGATCGCCGCATCGTCGCCGGTGAATGCGACATCGACACCGATCTGCAGCCGGCCCTCGGCCTTCGTGCTCTCCCAGCGCTGCTCGGCTTGGATCAGCACGTCGACCGGGACGAGCTGGCCCGCCTCGTACTTGGGGAACTCCCCACGAACGCGGATCGCATACAGCGGCGAGTCCTTGCCCCACTCCTCCGCGCGCTCCTCGCACCACTCTCGTGTTGCGAGCCCAGGGATCAACTTCTTCCCCGTCCGGGCGTTCGGCGTGTCCTCGCTCGAGATACGGTCCGTGTAGGTGTAGAAGCGCTTGCTTCCGTGATGCGAGTCGAAGAATTCCCCGGTCGTCCGGAGCGGGTTGCCGATAAGCAGCTTCCGGACGCCGCCGGCCTCGTTTCCCTTCATCGCCTCGAAAACGGCGTCGTCGATGCCGCTCGCCTCGTCGAACACAAAAAGCATCTCGGGCCCGGACAGGCCGCCGATCGCATCGGGCTTGCGCGCGGTGTAGGCGAATATCTCTCGGCCGTCTGGAGCGCGAAGGCCCTTGGTGGGGTCGAGCCCGATCCATCGAGGGTCTCCAAGCGGCGAACAGAACTCGCACGGATCCGGCTTCTTCCGGACGTCGTCGTCTCGGAGCCACTGCAGGCACTCGGCGCAGCGCCCGGCGGCGAGGTAGAAGCGCCGGATCTCCGGCCAGAGCACGACCTCGACGTGCTCGATCTTCGGCGCCATGATCGGCACGCGAGCCCGCCGCCGCGTAGCCCAAAACCACAAGCACACCGAGGCCGCCCCGGAGCTCTTCCCCGTCTTGTGCCCCGAGGCCACCGAGACGGCCGCTCCCTCGGGCGCCATCGCGTCCATCCACTCCGCCTGCTTGTCCCAGGGCTCGAAGTGCAGGACCTCCTTGGAGAACGCGACCGGCCGATCGCGGAACTCGTCACAGGGGTAGACCCGGCGCATGCGCTTCGCGCGCTCCTGACGGATGCGCTCCCGCAGCGACGCCCGCGCGCCGGCGAGGTTGTCGGTCGCGGCCGCGATCACGCTGCCCTCCGTTCCGCCGACGCCCCCTCCGACTCGCCCAGGCACGCCTCGAGTGCGTCGAGGGCCCCGGGGATGGGAGCGAGCGCGGCAACGAGCTGCTCGACGAACGCCGGCCACTCGGGGTGCTCGTGCAGCTTCGCCTTGACGCTCATCGCGCCGAGCATCCGGGCCTCGAGCGTCAGCGCATGCCGGATCTCTCTCGCCTGGGCGAGCTGCGTCGGGGTGCGGCCCGGGACGGTCAGGAAAGCCAGCAGCGCAGCCGCGCGCTCATGCACCGTCCCCGTGGCCAGCGCCGCCAGCTCCCCGCTCGCCGGGGGCGGCGAAGCGTCGTCCTCGCCGCTCACGGGGAGCTCCCAGGCCCCGTAGGGCACCTTGTAGAAGGCCTCGATGCGCTGGCGCAGCTCGTGACCGGGCAGGCGCTTGCCCGAGCAGAGCATCGACATCATGGCGGGTGTGATGTCGAGGCGGCGGGCCTTCGCTCCTTGCGAGCCCGGCGCATTGCGTAGCATCTGCGCGCCAGCGTTCACACGTCGATTATACGCACGCGAACATTTCGTACACGAACGATCGCATCACGCGGTGAAGAAAGCGTTAACGGGCCCTGTTAAGGGCTGACGATCTCGAGACCTGCCCGGCGCCGCGCGCGCGCGGCTCGGTTTCTGCCCTTCACCACCGGAACCGATGCCTCAAGCGTCTGCATGTGGTTAACGATTCACATGCAGACGCTTGACAAGTGCTTCAAGTTGTGCCGTCAGCGCTCGGCGTGAGCGTTCGCGCCTTCCCGCGGGCGCGGTGCCGAGGGCGGCGAGGGCGGCGAGGCCTGGCCGGCGAGAGAGCGCCAGCCTGCCCGGGGTGCTGGTTGTTCAC